TGCCAGAGCCTGCTTGTTGCATCGCTGCAATGGCTGTAGCTGTAGTGTTTTGTAGAATGTTAGCGTCTAATCCCTGACTTGTCTGCGTAACACCTGAACGCTTCTGCAATACCTGATCCATGTAATCAAGCATTGGGAACGACTGAGATGCTGTTGCCGGTACAGATAATGGTTGAACTGCACCCTGAGACTTAATCCGCACTACACCGCCTGGTGATGTGGTTAGTAGGTCATCTAGGTTTACTTGTCCATCTAAGGCTGTAACCCTAGGCATATTGGTTAGGTACAGGTTATCTAGGATCTGACGAGTGATCGTAGACTTGATAAGCTGTATGTCCATTGCTCTGTCGGCTAGACTCTGACCAAAAAACTTGTGTGGCATAGGAATCGGGCAGATGCTTGCAAAGGGAATGTGATCTGTTTCCTCGTTGTCAATAATCTGATCGCCTGCATAAACTACCTTGCGGAGTTCTGCAATCCCATCACCATCAAAATCTGTACGAATATAGCACTCGAACAACTCTACTTCTTGCATTGTAAAGTCTAGGCTTTGTGTCTCATCTGGCATCTCGCCTGCGCTGTACCTTGCTACTCTCTCAGGAGTGTAAGTAAGATCGTTGTACGCTGGCATCTTGTCCACTTTGTCTTGTGGATAGCCCATAGCGATTAAGTCTGAACGAGTTTTAACTGTGCGATGTGCTACAAATCGTGCGTTTTTGATGCTCTTATCGCGCTTGGCGATTAAGAACTCCTCTGGTGGCACATTCTCTACACAGACCTTACCGACTTCTTTTTTCTTCTTGATGACTACATTGTAAGAAAGGATAGGCATACCCATTGGGTCTATGCCGACTTCCTCGGTCTCTTGGCTGATTAACTCCATCTCGCCATCAGCAAACAGAAGTGTTAGTTCTTCTGCGTTTAATCCTTTGTATTCTTCTTTGGTAGGATCTTCGCTATCCTCCCACCAATACTTAACGATTCCGTTCTTCTGTAGAAGTGCATCCTTCATCCAGTTATGTAGGATGATGACACCATCGTTATCGCTAAAGAACACATAGTTTGTAAGTTCGGTAGCTTGCTTGGCGAACTCCTCGTCTCCTGGCATCCTTGGCTCGAACCGACCTAATTCGTCTGATCCAGCAAAGATACGCATTAACTGAGGTAAAGCACCATCTACGACCTCGGCTACTTCGCCTGTTACGATCTTAGAACGACCATCTACCTCGTTGCCATACTCGTAACGATTGTAGTAGTTGATCGCCTTTGTGCGTTGCTCTACTGTCTCGGTCTCTACATAGCCGATAGAATCGTCTATCTCTGCTTCGAGAATGACCTTTAGTTTTTGTTCATCCATTTATACGATCCATGAAGTTTTTACTGTTATCGGTTGCGACCAAGTGGTGTTTTGTTCCATTCCTAATGCAAGATAGCGCATAGAGTCTGATCCATGACTTGCCCAGTCGTGCATTGGCTTGTCAAAAAAGACATTACGCTTTTCGTCATAATCGCGCCTATAGTTCCTAAGACAATCTAGCCCTTGCTTTACCTGTGGCATATTGAACCAACATCTCGGTAGGAGTCTACGGACTGCCTGAATACCATCATCTACAGAAAGTCTTGGCAGAACCCGAACATCTAGTCCAGCTTCTCTCAACACTTCCAATCTGCTCTTGCCTGTGCCTAGTTCTCTTACTTCTACATCGTGTGGTAGGAGTTGCTCTGCTTTCTCCCACTTGTTATCTTTTAGCCAGTTGACATACCAATCGAGTCCTTGACCATGATTCTCTACATAGTCTAGTAGTCTTACTTCTTGTCCTGTTGCTTGTGCCACCCACAATGCTGTGCTATCACCCATGCCCAAATCCCAAGCCACATAAGTTCTACAGAGATCATCTCTCGTAATGTCGCAAAGTCTACCTTTTTCTTCGAGGTCGTTGATGAGTTTGCCATAGTAACTTCCTTCTACTGCTGCGTTAAAACTACACTCGAACTCTTGGTTGTACTTATCGTCTCCCATTTCTTTTCTGGCAGACCATAACTCTTGTTCATCTAGTAGCTTTGTTTCGCTTGCCTTGAACTGTAATGCACTCCATCCTTCTTCTTTTCCTGCTCTGTCGAACAAGTCCTTGAAGTGGTTGTTTCCTTTTGGAGTCCCAATAAACAAGCACGACCCTTTTCTGTCTGCAAGAGCCGGTCTAATGATCTCATTCCAAATCTTAGGATTTTGATCGCCAATTTCGTCTAGCACTACAGAGTCGAAATATTGCCCGCGCAAAGAGTCTGGGTTATCAGAGCCATAAAGCTGGATTCTCCTTCCGTAAAAATCTACTCTTAATTCCGCTATATTAGCTGTTGCATCTAATGGTCTACAGAAGTTTGTAAGGTAATCCCAAGCTACTCTTTTTGCCTGGCTATATGTCGGTGCGATATACGCATACCGAGGGTTAGGCTTATCGTTCTCCATCGCTGCTTTGATCAGCGCATTAAGAGCCTGTACTGTCTTACCCATACGCCTATGTGCCACTACCACCACAAAACGATTGTTCTCCATCGCCTCATGGATCTGTAACTGAGGTTCTCTTGGCTTGTAAGGGATAACGACTCGCTTTACCTCATCATCTGCGTACTCTACTTCTCCCAAGCGACCACCATCTTAAAGATGCCACCTTCTGCATTGCTTAGTTCGGTAGTGTTAACAGGCTTACCATCTATCCTGTCCATGACTTCCTTGATTGCCCAAGGCTCTCCGGCTTCTGCTGACTTGACTAGCTTCTCGGTAATGTTCCTGAGTTTCTTACGATCCTCTTGTACTAGGGCTACTCTTAGTGCATCGTAAAAGAGCTTTCCCTTCTTACCATTCTGATTGCCTGTAGGTGCGCCACCTTTATTAGTTGGCTCAACTTGTAGATTGTTGTTTTGTGTAGAGTTTTCCATTCCATTCCCTAGGGGTTGATGGTTGATGATGTTGCTATTCTACAACACTTTAGTCTAGTAGTCCTTCTACTTTTTGACTATTTTTTTCTAGTATTTTTACATCAGCAGGGTCAAAGACTACAAAGTTACTTGTGCCTTTTCCTGCACTACGACTACCTTCGTCTAAATAGCGTATGCCTTTAATTCCAGCATCTTGCATTGCCTGTGATGCTAACTTTGCACTTCTTAATCCACTTATCTTTTCATAAGCATACCGACCATTAAGACTTTTATCTAAAGTTTCTCCAGTTGGTCTACCTAAAGCATCTTTGCTTACTATTTCATCTAATGCGTCTTGTATAGATTTAGGGTGTTGGCTCAATGGTTTATCGTAATCCAACATTTTAGGGATGTATTCATCAGGTATATCTACTTTGTATAGATTGCCTGTCGGCTGTAATTGATTAGTTTTCAGAATATCAATAGCATCTTCAATCTGCTTGTTTGCTTCTAATTGTCCAGAGTTTTTTAACTGGCTATTTGCTTTTAAAGTTTTTTGCAGTTGTTCAACAGCGTTGTCACCATGCACATTTAATGTATCTTGGGCAATTCTTAGGGCATCCCAAGGTGTATTGTCGGGCGTTCCAGCCATAACCTTACCTACATAACTTCTATCTGTTGCATATTGTTTGGCTACCGCAGGATTCTCAGCAAAATACATACCATGCCCATAAACCTGTGCGCCCTCACCAGTTCCTACCTTGCTTATGTCAAACTGTCCTCGGATGTTATGAGGTGTTCCATGATAGGCAGTAGCACCCATAAGCCCTGGCACTTGTTCCATTAGCCTTGCAAGAGCCTGTCTGTCTCCTACATTAATACCGCCTTGATCCATTACTAAGGCTTTATCTAGGTCAGACATCTGCGTTTGTAGATTCTGTTGTGCTGACTGTGCCACATTTCTTGCATAATCCATCACTTGTGGATTTGTCATTGCTGTCATCTGTGGTGGTGTATAGCCTTGTAGTGCGCCTGCTAGTGTGCCTGTTGGCTGTCTGCCACCTAGCAATCCTGCCATTGATGGTCTTTGCGGAGCTAACAAGCCACCTAATCGGGCTTGTGCCAGATCTAATAGGCTTGCCATATTTATCCTTTATTTATTACCACTTAACTTTGTCTGCCCAATAGGCTGCACTCATCTTGCCTTTAGCAATGTTGCTTGCATGACGAGCCTTGAATGATTTTTGTCTTGCTTTGCCTGCCTCGGTCTTGGGATTAGCACCTGCACCACTTACGCCTTGCTGACCAAAACGGATGGTCTTTACCTTATCTCCCTCTTTTGCCACGACTACATGGCTTTTAGTAGGGTGGCTAGGTGTCTTTTTAGGCGAATTAAATCCGCTAACACCTATTCTTTCAAAGAGTTTCGCAGCTTCTTTTATTTTCATAGTATCTCTTTACACCCTCTGAAACTCTCTTTTTTGTTTCTTCTGGTCTTGGCTTGTTTTTCCAATATCTAACAGGATTTCTTAATTTTGCTTCTCTTAATTTTTGTTTATGTTCTTCCGAAAGAGGTCTATTTTTCAATGCTTTAGATATTTTTTCTTTAACTTCTTGTCTTTTTGCTGGATTTGCATCTCCAACTAAACCGCCTTGACCGCCTGTAGCCAAATTAAATCTAGGCTCAAATTTCTTAATCCAATGTATTTCTCTGTTATTAAGTTGATCTACATCACAATACTCAATAACACCTTTAATAAATTTCTCTTTACCAATCTTGTTTGGTATCACGCCACCTGTAAAGTAACCTCTTTTACCGCCTGTGCTTTTGCCTATATAGGCTATTTTGCCCCTAAAAGACAAGGCATAAATATGTGGCTCTACAAAATCTGGGCTACCTAAATAGCCATTCTTTCTTTGGTTTGGCACTTACTTTTTGTATCGAGCAGACTTACCAGCTTCTGACATAGCAATTGCAATCGCCTGGCGAGGGTTCTTAACGACCTTACCGCCCTTGCCAGAATGTAGCTTTCCAGCCTTGTATTCGCCCATGACTTTGCCAATCTTTTTCTCTGCCTTGGTCATCTTCATTTTTTAGCCTTTACTGGTTTAGCTGTCTTAGCTGCTTGTTTAAAAGCCTTAGCTGTTGGCGCACCGGCTGTGCCTGGTTTACGCATCTTCTCGCCTGATCCTTCGGCTATTCTTTTACGCTTTGCTGCGATATTGCTATAGAGACCCTGTTTCATTCTTCTTCCCCTTCTTCTTCCATTTCTTCTTCGCCTACAGCTTCCCAAGCCATACAGCCTCGTTCACCCTTGCAGACAAAATCGAATATCTCGCAATGCCCCATGCCTTTAGGCACTCCGCACTTGCTCATTTCTTCGCCTGTTTCGTAGTATTCACAGGCTTTGCACTTGCCTTCACCATCTTTACGATCACCATAATCGGCTGTAATAACAGCTTTTTTCATGTTGCCTTTGTTAATATCGGCATCAACTGTAGAGAGTGGGCAAGATTCGGTATCCGACTCTAGTAGACCGCCCTCGGACTTCTCAGCCATCTTAGGCTCTTTGCCAAGGAGTCCAATCATTATCGACATACCTTTTTCTTTCATATCGCACCCAAAAAAAAGCCCTATTTCTAGGGCTATGAAGAAGAATCACTAAATTCTGGGTGCAATGACCCAAGAAAATTATACAAGTATTTTTTGGTTTTTACAAGGAAAAATGTTTTTTGATCTTAACAACTTGGTCATCTAATCGTTGTGGAAAACTATCCTGTAATTCCTTAACCCGATCATGCAATGTAGAAATGGCTAACAAAGCAGACTCAATCTCATCTTGCGATTCTGCCCAAAACTTTCCAAGTTCTGCATTTTGTAGCTCTGGTAGTGGTTTTTGTAGAAAGTATGGCAAGCATCCGCAGAGTGCAGCATCTAGGTTTGTGGCTGTATGTGCATCGTAAGAAAATAGTATTTTTGTCTTTTTTAATACATTTGCTAGTTCTTGTTTTGTTTCTGGATAGGATCTAGTTATCTCAAAACAATCTAGTTTGGGACAATCTCCGTACAAATAGCCTTTACCAATGTAGAACGCATTTTGTGTTCTTTCTTGGTTGTCGTTGTAGAAAGTAGATAAGTCGCTATTTGGATAAAACAAGGTTTCGCAATCATTTCTGTAAACTGTAGAAAACGAAAGAGGATAGTCTTTCTCTCCCCAATCAATCATTCTTTTTTGTAGATACCCTTCTTTGTTTAACAAATAGCGGACTACATACTTTGCTTGTAGAGGATTATTGGTAATAATCTCAGGGTAAACCACTACTGAGTTCTGAATATGCCCTACTGGTGTATTGAAATTAGGGTTAGTAATCTGCTCTTTTTCATAGATAAATATTGTAGAAGTGTGTCCAATCTTGTTTAGTTGATCGCACAGAAAATGTAGAACCCATGATCCACCGCTTTTTTCATTGTAGTTAGGTGCAAAGATTGTAAAGTTCATTTAAACCATTGTTGATGTAACTCCGGCATATTTTCTTTGATCCATTGCTCTGCCTCTCGATGGTTCTTGCCATGATCCATTCCGATGGTCTGGCTGCCAACATGGTGGACATAAGACCGACTGACATAGTTTTTGTATCCGTTTGCCCTAATTTCTAGGCATTGAATGTCATCCGAAAACCAGTTGATAGGCTTGTAATCTACCCATTTGTCCTTATGTATGTAGCCGAATAGGGGAGAAATAATATCTGTAGGAATTATTTTTCTTTCTTCTACATATCGGATACCTTCCCTTTGCTTGAACTCTCGAATATTTTGGTATCCACGAACATAGTCTGATTTAGCCGATACCCAAGCAGTATCTTCTGGCAATAGTTCTACATCTGCTAACAGAAGTTCGTAGGAAGTAGGGGTTAATACTATGTCATCGTTGGCTACGATTACCTCGTCAAACATTTCGTAGGCACAATGGACTACTTCGTTGTATGAATCCCCAAAATTATTGCCTTCATTCTCTATGTTTATGGTTCTATGCTTAGGAAGCCTTAGATCGCTTCCAGAGACGAAAACAGTAACATCTTGTGGCACATACTGGTCTATGCTTGCTAACAGCACAGGGAGGCATTTAGCAGTCTTAGTGGCTATTACGATTGGTACATCTCTTACAGACGAATCTTTCATTAATCCCATGATTGTATATCTCGAAAATCCCATTCTCGGTTGTCTTTCTCTCCTGACACCTTGAGCAGATCCGCATAGTCTTTAGATTTGGCTTTCTTGTCGAGTTGGTCTTGGAGTCGCTTTTTAGCATTGTGTAGGTCTGTCTCGAATCGTTTTGTAGATATTCTTAGGTGGTGGGCTAGTTGATTCTGACTAGCGTATGGATGGCTCACATACCGAGCTTTTAGTATCTTTCTAAGTTCTAAGGGTAAACCCTTTATTGTTTCTTCTATTAGTTCACCATCTCGATTATCGGGTTCGTAGTGTGGTTCTTCGGGTGCGTAGAGGTTGCCGAGTTCGGGAATGTAGTTCTTTTCAAATGATCGACAAGTAGAGTCTGGCTGCGGAATAACTGATCCAGAGACATACCAAGCCCAGTTTCGTAAGCGGTCATCGAGTGTCATTCACATTCCTGTGTTTAATGAATTGTATAATTGTATACAAATTTTCTGTATTATTTCAATATGTTAACTACTTTGGGATATTTATGGCTAAAGCCTCCTGCACAGATGAAGAATTTATAGCACTTTGGAAACAATATCAATCTCCCGAAAAAGTTAGTCATGCTATAAATCTTAGTGTTCGTAATACTTTAAAAAGACGCAGAACTATAGAACAGAAGTATGACATTATTTTAGATGCTTTGACTCCAAGTGGGATGCCTAAGATTTACATTCCCGATGAGCAAACGCAAGCCAATATCACAATTGACAATGGTGTAATCTTAGTCGGATCGGATTGCCACTATAACCCAGAGTACACTACGACAGCCCATCGAGGATTTGTTCAGTTTGTAAAGTATCTGAAACCAAAGATTGTGATTCTCAATGGTGATATAGCTGACTTTGCTAGTATCTCAGCACATCATCGCATTGGTTGGCAGAAAAGTCCTACAGTAAAAGAAGAACTAGACGAGATACAGGATAGACTTGGGGATATTGAAAAAGTAAGACCAGCAGGTTGTAAGTTAATGATTACGATTGGTAACCATGACTTACGATTCTCAGGCAAGCTGTCTAACATCCTACCTCAGTACGAGGGCATTAAGGGTTTTGATATTGCAGATCACACTCCGCATTGGAAGTGGTACTGGTCTATTATGGTTAATCAGACCTGTATGATTAAACATCGTTGGCATAACGGCATCCATGCGGTCTACAACAATACAATGAAATCAGGTACAAGTTTCGTTTCAGGGCATCTACATTCTCTCAAGATAACACCTTGGACTGACTACACCGGCACACGATATGGTGTAGATACAGGAACTATGGCTTGTATTAAAGATAGCCAGTTCAGCTATACCGAAAATAATCCTGTCAACTGGCGGGCTGGTTTTGCAGTATTGACCTTTATCAATGGCAAACTCATGCCTCCTGAACTTGCAGAAGTTATTAATGAGGATGAGGGTTTAATTTACTTTCGGGGTCAGTTGTTAAAAGTATGAAGTTAACCTCCACTATCCTAAAGAATATCTACAATATGCTTGTGGTGTGTGAGCCTTTTGATAAATGGAATATGCCTTTAGCAGCCCAAATTCGGTTTGTAGTGGATGCAGATCCAGATGTGATGGGAACTTATCTGTATCAGGATGATGAGAAATGGGAACACATCGTTACAATTTCTACTGCCAGGTGCGGATTCTTAGATACAGTTATTCGGACTATGGCGCATGAAATGATCCATATGAGCTTTCATCGTAGGAAAGGTAATAAGTGGGCGCAACATGGAAAGGAGTTCCGTTCTCGCTGTTTTCTTGTGGGCAAAGAGCTGGGGCTAGATCCCTTAGAGTTGTAGAGGTTTAAGGGAGTTATATTTCAAATAAGAACTATACCCTTCTTTAGGTAAATATGTTCTTCCGTTTTTAGTGTATCCGTTGCACCACCTTACAACTAAAGATTTGTCAATATTTAGTTGTTTTGCTGCCTCAACGCTTGATTCATAAGTTTTGCCTTTAATAACCCAAAACTTAGAAACTCTTTTATTTTTTTGATTTACTTTTGGCAAAGCCCATTTGCAATTGTTTTTTTCATAATTGCCATTGTTGTCAATTCTGTCAATCCAATGCCCTTTAGGTTTTTTTCCCATGTCTGCATAAAATTCTTCAAATGATTTCCATTTGACTTCTATGCCTCTACCACCATAATTTTTGTATTCAGGCAAATTTTTATTATTGCATCTACCAAGCATACCTCTCCAAGTTTTGTATGTTGGAGTATTGCTCATACCATGTGTAGTTACTCTTTTTATAAATTCAGCAGCTTTTTTACATCCACAAGATGTTGCCTTGCCATTTTTTAATGAACCCCTTTGTGTGTATGTCTCTGCACCACACTTACATATGCATCTGGTACTAGGATTTTTTCTATGAGGTATTAGCTCTAATACAGTCAAAAAACCATACTCATCGCCTACTTTTACTGCAGACATTTAAATATCCTTCCTCAAGTAAAAAACGAAGTGTCTTGGCGTTGTTTCTAAACTGAAAGTCTAGTCTTTCGCCCTTTGACATCATTTTACCCTGATCGTATTCAAAATGGCAAGAATGGCACAAAAACATAATTGTTGCATCTGAGGCTTTTATTCCCATTCCTTTGCCAGTATTGCTGTGAGCTGCAACTATAGTTCCATCATTTACTCCACACTCTACACAAGATTGACCTCTAGCAATTTCTAGGAGTTTTTTGTTTCTATACATTTTCTTAGGTATTCGTTTTCTTCTCTAGTTTTCTTTAGCAACTGAGATAAATGGTGTGCTGTTTTTAGCATCTCGTTATACCTATTTAGGTATAAGTTGTAATTTGTAGAGTCCATCAAACCAACTCCAATCCTTGTTGCTGTAATCGTTGATTCTGTAGAGTTTCATAATCTTTATTAAGTTCGCACCCTATCCATTTACGCCCTAAATTTTGTGCAACTTGACCTGTAGTTCCGCTACCAAAGAAAGGATCTAGAACTATATCACCAACTTTACTTCCTGCTAATATGCAAGGTTCTATTAGTTCTTGAGGATACACCGCAAAATGAGCTCCTGAATATGGTTTTACAGGCACAGACCAAACATCACGCTTGTTTGCTTTTTCATATTCTTTGCTGACATTGCCTGATTTTGTAGCATATTTTGGGTCATCATTATCGCCATATTTATTGCCACCAAATCTTATTCCTTCGCTTTTTGTTGTTGCAGGTTCTTTAATAGATTCATGGTCAAAATAATACTTTTGATTTTTAGTTAGCAAAAATATATATTCATGGCTTTTTGTGCATCTATCCTGAACAGACTCAGGCATTGGGTTTGGTTTGTGCCAAATAATGTCTTGCCTCAAATACCATCCAAAGTCTTGCAGGGCAAAGGCTAAACGCCAAGGCATACCCATTAAATCTTTTTGTTTATAGCCATTTCCAATTCTGTTTACTACTTTTTCTCGTGGGTTGCCAAATCCAGCCCTGCCGTTGTTTGATGCTTGACTGCTGTTATTAGCATAACTATCGCCAAGGTTTACCCATAAAGTACCATCGTCAGCAAGAATATCCCATACACAAGCAAATACTTCTACAAGATTGTCTATAAACTCTTGTGGTGTTTGTTCGTTTCCTATTTGCGAGTCTTTTCTAGTTGCTCCACATTTCAAACAATCGCCTGACGATATTGCTTTTTTATTGCTACCCCTACCACCTTCATCAATAAAATTTCTATTATTTGAAATAACTAAACCTTCATGTTCGCATGAATTATCACCGCCAGCCCACTTGGCAGTTCCATAATCTCTAAGACCATAGTAAGGTGGGCTAGTAACGCACATTTGCACCTTGACTCCATCTTTTGCCATCTGTCGCATGGAGTCTCGGCAATCTCCAAAATATACTTTATTCATTATTTTGTACCAATCCGTATAGAAATGTAAACTATGAGAAACACAATCAATGCCCAGATGTAAACAAAGTCGCTATCGAGCATGATTATCTACAGATCGGTTAGTAGCCTCTAAACTGCGCCATATCTCGACTTTGAGTTGTGCAGCAGTCAGCATCCATTTGATCTTCTCCTCGCACTCTACAGCCTCTTTTAAGCCCTCTAGTAGCCCTATATACTCAGGATCAGCATAGGCATCTACCTCGGCTGCTGCGACAGACTTAGCCGATGACTTAGACATGAGAATACTGCGCTTAGACTTTAGGAAGTTCTCTAGGTAGATTCTGTTTGCCTTGGCTTTAGCAAAATCTCCTGAATACTTCATTATGTACTCTACTGCTTTTGTTGGTTCTATATCCATGTTCCCCATTCCCCTTTATTACCTCTAGACCATTGTTCTCCGTACAGAACTAATAGGTCTTTATTTATCGTATGGTCTGATAAATACTTTCTCCACTTTGTCAGACCCCAAACTGCTCTCCACTTACAGAGTTGCCGTACTGCCGATCTTAGCCGAAAGTCTGGCTCTAAATTGGGCAAAAGTTTCTCCTGCATATGGGTTTAATCCTAGTTCTTTGCCCTTGGCTAAAGTAAGTTCATCGCTTGCATACCAAGGCAATGGTGGTCTTTTATTCTCTTTTTGCTCGATAACAAGCTCATCCTCGAACCTTTCCTGATTCAGCCAGGTAGAGGCATGAGGGATAAACTCCCAATCAGTTCCCTTTGCTGCCCAGTATTTTCGATGCTCTACTATTGCCTCTAGTGCTTTTTGTTGGTTGTCTAGACTTAGCTTTTCCCACGATCTTTTTGCTGTTAGCTTTCCGACCTTTTTGGGGTACTGCGCCCAAAACAAGTTGAACTCCATCTTTTTTCCCTTTCATGTTTTCTATTGCCTTCACCAACATACTTTCTAAACCATGTTGCAACAACATTTTATGACCCTGACTATCAAATACTACCTCTACATTAGCAGAGCCATCTATGTTTTCTCTAATCCGTTTGATCTGTATCAGCATCCATCCATACCTTTATGTTTTGATTAAAGTCTGCTTTCATAAGAACTGGCTTATTTAAGCAATCTAACATTTTATACAAAGTCTGTTTTACTTCTTCTTTATCTTCTCCCATAACACCAACACCTCTTGCTGTGTACAGATAAGGCTCATGGTTCTTGTCGTAAAAAACCTCGCACACCTCGACCCAAGGTTTTCCATCGTTTTCGTCTGAAAAGTCAACCACTCTATGATTCCAATGCATTATTTACTCGCCAAGATGTAGAGACCCACATTACTAAACGCATATCCTGTATATACAACTGCCATAGGCACATTCCCTTTTAGGGCTTGTTCGCACCCAATATAGGCATAGATCAAACCGGTAACAATAATAAGCCAAGCACTCACTTTTTCTTTCTTAGCTCTATATGCTTTTGTAAAATGTACCAAAACTCAGATTTGATAATCATTTCTCACTCGCTTTCTTTAGTATTGCTCTAGCAAAGTCTAAAAACGGACTAGATGCACTTTCGCTAAAGTTCCAATTAAAAGTATTGAAATATACATCTTTAATTTGCTCATCACTTAACTCTTTTATTTGTGGTGTTTTTAGCAATTCTTCTTCCAGTTCATCAACATTTTTTGACAACTCCGCTATGCGGTCTGCTTGATGGCGTAGCATATTTGCGGCATCTGTTAAATATTCCGCACTTTCTTTATATGCCCATTTATCTACAATATCTGCTAATTCGTATGCGTTCATTTCCCCTCCCAAAGTGCATGAAACTTTAATAATCTTATACGAGTTCTACAAATAAGTCCTAAGTATTTTCCCTTATGTATCGTATTTGTTCCGTTAACTACCTTTAGGTATCTTTTATGTTACAAAATACAACTTGTATATAAATGTTAGTTTTCTATACATTTTGTTACAACATATATATATTTTGTATATATTTAGACACAATAACCCTAACCCGTTAACCCACCCACCATAAGGGTAGCTAACATCTTTATCAGTCAATATGGACTTGTTAGTCCTATAGGGTATTCTCTCCTCCCACCTTGCCATCCATTTATATCAGCTTGTAACTCAATATAAATTTCGCTCGACAACTACTTGGGTATACCTGTTTACACAGGAGACTGTTTATCCTTTTGCTTTCGCTACTTGGGGTGCGGGTTAAACACCGATCTGACTGTTTGATAGCCGTCTTTGCCTTTATCTTTTCTTCCACGCTGCCGATCTAAGCACTATGTTTCGCCTGGAGTGCGAGCAGAAATAGAAAAACCCCATAAGGTAGCTCTAAGTTGATACCACTTAGTAAATTCCCATGCCAGTATTTACTAAATGCTCAAAGCTACCCTATAGGGTCTAGGCATGGAACCAAAGCTACACAGGTATCAATCTGCTAATGTAATTATAAATCAAAACTCAAATTCTTTAAAGTCGTACCTCCCATTGGGTTTCTTAAACCAGCCTATTACGATAATTCTCCACTTAGACCTAATAAGCTCAGGGAGATATTCGCTTTCTTGGATCTTCTTAATTCTGGATGACATATTACTTTTGGATGTCATTTGTATGCCTAAAGACTCTCCGTTTCCAATAGCCACCATGTCGAGTATGCCAAACATATCTTTTTTTCGTTTTGTAAAAGAGTTGTAGGATTCGACCACTTCGCATTTATATCCCAAAGACTCGTATAGAGCCTTTGTACGCTGATTGTAGTTAGGCAAGGTCTTCTTCTGTTATCTTGCCAAACGAGGCTTCTATGATGGCTTCGTGGTGTTTCTTGGGGATGCTGTTCCGCATTGACCAGGCATAGACAGTTACATACTTCATGCCTAATTTGTCGGCTATATCTTTGTAGCTACCAAACACTTCTAGTAATTTATCAAAGTGTTGGGTTTTCGCAACAGTATCCATATCTTCTCCTTTTGTAGAACATTGATTCTACACCCAAAATAGGTAAATGTAGATATTAGGGTATATCCCTAGTAATTATTCTACATTTATTCTACATTTATGCTATTCTACATATAGGCGATGTTTGCTTATTTCTTTGAAAGGGAAATCAAATGTACGAAAAAGCTAAAACAGAATTTGATAGGTTACCTCATGTAAATAGCGATGACCTTGATGGCACTATTGACCATCTAGTGTTTCGCGCACAACATGAATTAGACCTTGAGGATGAAGGCGAAAACGAATACATTGACTATGTATTGCCAAAATCTGATTATGTAAAACTTACCAAGTTTGTTAAAAAATGGAAAGGTAAATAATGAAAGACTTTAAAGGCGAATGGAAAGATATATTTTGGGGTGCTGTGGCAGCTATCCTTATGCTTGCACCAGCAATGGTTGTGTATGTTTGGAAAACAGGGGGTGTGTCGTGAGTAAATATGATAGTTGGTTAGAAGAACCATACCGGCAAATGGCGCAAGCTGATGACCATCAGGAGTATGTATGGACTACCTATATGAAGCCAGGTAAGCCATGCGATCCGATGGACTTGGATAACTTCCAAGAGTATCTTGCAGATGCAACTGCGGATTATGCTGGTGCTGAGAAGTGGAAGAATCTGCGAGAGTATGCAGATAAAGGTGAATGGGAAAAGTTTGGTCGGGCTATTTATTTTCTAGTCCACGACCATATTGAAAACAAATTGATTGCGGAGGAAGAATAATGTCTAAATATTTAGAACTTAGAAATGTAGATGTTTCGGACAAGATCGAGAAGAAGAATGGTTTGTCTTATCTGTCTTGGGCATGGGCTGTAGACACATTGCTACAACACGATCCACAAGCTACTTGGTCGTATGGTCAGCCTGTATTGTTTGGTGAGACTGTAATGGTGTTCTGCACAGTTAATGCGTTTGGTAAGTCGATGACAGCGCAGTTGCCGGTCATGGACTATCGCAACAAGGCAGTACCGAACCCAGATGCATTTGCCGTAAATACTGCTATGCAAAGGGCTTTGACAAAAGCAATCGCACTCCATGGATTGGGACTTTCACTTTATGTCGGAGAGGATTTGTGGGATGATATAGAGGTAGATTCTACAAAGTTTGTAGAAAAGATATTAGGTTCTCAGGACATCCCAGAGCTAAAGGTGAACTTTGCCCAAGCGTTTAAGGAAGTGTCTAAGGACAAAGAGGCGATGAAGAAGGTAAACGATGCCAAAGAAAAGCGGAAGGCAGAACTGAGTGAAACTAGCTGATGTGCAGCCAGACAATGTGTGCTTCGAGTGCGGTAAGGCTTGGGGTACACATCCACTAAAGAGTTCGGAGAACCACAGATCATGGATCGACCAATGCGATGTATGTTTAAAGCTCACAGCCGTAGTAGATGTTTCGGAATATGGTTATATAAAGGAAGGATGGGATGGAAAAAAAGTGGTGTAGTTCTTGTCAGGCTGATAGACCAAAAGCTGGTTTTAAGTTGGTAGCAGCAGGTAGTCGGGTTCGCCCAGTTATGAGATGGAAATGCGAACATTGTTTAAAACGAGAAGCGGAGAGAAAATATGCAAGAAAATGATTTTATTTACACACCAAGTTCTACAGATATTACGATTCGGTGGCGCAAGATTTATGGCTATGTACCGGCAAGCGAACAGGCTAAGTACCAAAAGAAATGGGCAGAGTTTCGCGCATTGTCGGCAAGGACTTTAGAGAATGTAAATGTGCCAGAGATACCAGGAGTTGTGCAATGGAAAAAGTGGCAAAAATCCTAGTAGAGATAGGTGTTTACATTTTGTTACCTTTTGCGATAATAAAGGTGTCTTGGGAATTGGCAACTTCTTGGATTGAGGAATTAATAAAATGAGAAACAAGCATTGTATGGATGCTTTCTATAGAACCCTAAAGGAAGTAGATATTCCTTTTGGGCAGTCTATGATCTGCGAGCATTTCTTTGCAGCAGGTTGGGATGCAGCCATTGATGCCTTGTCTCTCGCATATCAGAGGCAGTTTGAAAATGATGGAGTCGATACACAGCTTATTCGCAGAGACCCCCAAGAACCTCCAGCCGATGACGATAAAGAATGATTGGTATCCTGTATGCTTTCATTCCAAATCAGATTATAGAAAATGGCAGTATTACAGGAGGGGATCAGGAGAGAGAGTTACAGTCTGTGATGACTGTAGTGATGAGTACCAAAAGAAAATGAAAGGGGAGAATCGGTGTTTTATAGCAGAGGCTATGCAACGATCAAAATATGTCTGAACCAGTATCTAAAGCAGTAATGACAGTAACAGAGGTTGCTCCATTTCGGTTTGCTATCGAGATTGAGGGATCAGATTTATCTTTAGAAGTTTCACAAATTATGGTAAAGTTTCTGAATGACTGCTTACAGCAGATTCATGCGGATCAAAAAATCCATTGAAAGGGATTGTATGGAACAAAGAACAGAAGAATGGTTTAGTGCCAGACTAGGCAAAGTTACCGCTAGTCGGGTCGCAGATGTCTTAGCCAAGATTAAGTCTGGCGAATCGGCAAGTCGTAAGAACTACAAGATGGAATTAGTGGTTCAGCGATTGACCGGCAAAGCAGGAGAGTCGTTTACCAACGCTGCGATGGAATGGGGTACAGAGCAAGAGCCATTCGCTAGGATGGCATACGAGGCTCATACAGGCACTTTTGTAAAGGAGGAGGGGTTCGTAGACCATCCCACGATAGAAGGCTTTGGATGCTCTCCTGATGGCATTGTAGGGGAAGGTTTAATCGAGATTAAGTGTCCGAATACCGCTAACCATATTGAGACAGTCTTGGAGAACAAAGCTCCAAGTAAATATATCCCACAGATGCAATGCCAGATGGCTTGTACAGGCGCGAAATGGTGCGACTTTGTATCATTCGATCCTAGAGTGCCAGAGGACTTGCAGTTGTTTGTAGTACGAGTCGAGAGGGATCAGGAGTATATCGACTCGATGGAAGTAGAAGTAAAGCAGTTTTTAAGCGAGGTCTTAGACCTATTTAACCAACTAAAAGCGAGGCAGAAATGACCTATGAAATGAAAGATGGCAGCTTTAGTCTATTTAAGAACGACAAAAAGCTCACAGAGAAACACCCCGATTACAAGGGGTCGATTAAGATTAACGGAGTTGAGCATTGGTTTGATGCCTGGCTAAAGGAAGGCAAGAAAGGGAAGTTCTTATCGGGTCGTATTGGTGATCCGAAACAGAAAGGCTTTACTCCCAAGGGCGATGATGAGATGCCTAAGATTAACGATGATGATTTTGCTTTCTAGGAGAAAGACATGAAAAAGATTATTTTAGGATTGTTAACATATTTGTTAATAGGTAGTGCATATGCTTGTACAACACAGACACTAATTGTCGGTGGTAAGCTACAAGTCTGCACTATTTGTGGAACAGTAGTTAGCTGTATGTAATCCCCGATGAGATCGGCATTAGTGGCGCAATGCCACACCCTTTCAAGGAGTGCCACTCCCCTACCGATCAGGGTGGCTTTATGAATGGTTCTAATACCTATAGCGAAAGACAAAAGGTAAAGAATAGGGCTGAGTTTTTATTTGAGTATTACTGCGCTGAAAAAGACTATAACTTGGTGAGATGTGGGTTTGATGAGAAGAACAAGAATGTAGATAACTTTTATTATCTAAACCCTGTATTAAGAAATCTACCCGATTATGTAGTCAATACCGCTAATGGCACTTGGGTAGTGATGGTGAAAGGCACAGCGAATATTAAGCAGAAAGAGATTGATCTTTTGCCAAAGCTGATTGAGTGCTTTCATAGTGATCGAGCAAAACTTATTTATGCGTTTTGTTTTTTGGGGAAAGAACCAATATTAGCTTCTCCACAAAAAGTAAATACTCTGTATAAAAATGCCACAGATAAGAAATGGCACGATGGAGTTGTTTATCGGTCATTGGAGGTATAAAGCTCTCTCGTCTTTTCGTCTAGTAGTCAGTCCTTTTAGTTCCTTACCGCCTGCCTTGTTCCACTTTAGAAACTCCTCGGCAGCAGACTCAAACTCACCCCTATTGTGTTTCATCCGAAGGGTAGAATTTTGGAGATTACCGAGTCCAACATTGAAGGCGAAAGACACAAGTGCGCCAAACCGACCAGGAGTAAGCCCACTAGGACATAATCGTTGTACTCCGCTTTCAAACCGCGCCAAATCCTCTGCCAGCAGTTTGTCCACTTCTTCCATAGAGAAAGTTCTGTTCCAGCCTTCTGGGATTGGTAAATTTTTTCGTTCTTCAAGTTTCACCTTTATATGGTTAGGGTCGATAACTCTCCCGACTCCTACAGTCCAAAGTAAAGCTGGACACCGATAAGGGGTAGTTCTGACTCCCTCATGGTGCTTAATCATCTCAATAACTTTATGGTCAATCATTTCTTAGCAAAGGCTTGCGTACCGAACCAGAAAGCAATAATAGAGGCTAGGATCTGCATCTCGTCTGCATCAAACACCAATGGGATAGCTTCTGCAAACGCTGCACCGCTAGACCAAGCCCACCAGATAGAGGCAATGTCTACAATAATTAAGAGTAAAACGAATAGGTAGGTAACGACAGGGCGAACCGAGGCTCGTAGGTTAATGATCCATTGGCTTGCACCCTTACCGATTTCTATATCGTGTTGGTACATGGCTGTTCGTTCTTGTGCTTGGGTCTGCATTTGGACTTGGTCTGTGCGTATCTCCTCGACTCTAGCCTGTGCTGCGTAACCTCTCTCTAGCATTTGGAGTTCTCGTTCCGTTTGCATACGAGCTAGTTCTAATTCGTGAGACTTATCGGACTTGTCTTGGAAGAAGTCTAATAGTTTAGGCAGTCCACCCATCAGGAAGGACAAAGCTGTAGAGATGAGTGTAAACATTATTTACCCTTTATGACCCCAAGTAAGATACCAGGCAACGATTGCAGCGAGTGCATAGCACATATACATAACTCTACGCACTTCTGCCAAATCTTTTCTAAATTCATTTTCTATTTCCTTCTCTTGTTTTTCAATCTTTGCTTTAATAGTTTCTACTTCTGACCATCTCTTTTGACCATGATGTTTTACAAAGTCTTTCTTGACCTGTTCTTCTTTTAGTCTTATATCTTCTTGTTTTTGCCATTGAATCATGGCTCGTTTGAAATACTGCTCTTTTAGGACTTCTGCTTCTCTGATCTGCCTTCTGCGTTCTAATGCTTTTTGTTGTGCTACCGAGGCTGCTTCTTTTTGAACATCCTCGATAGACGATCCGATAGTTTTACCGGCTTCTTTGCCTGTCTTTACGCTTTCGCTAAAAGACTTTGCGCCCTCCAAAAACCCGAATTGGTCTGACATACATAGGATTACTTTCTAAAGAATAAGTCTGCTAACCAAGCTACAAAGCCACCAAAGACAGAGCAAGCCCCCATAATTGCCCAAAGAGATCCTTTAGACCTCTCTGCCATAGCGACTAACTTCTTAATATCAGATTCCATGCTATCTACTTTTTCTTGCAGATGCTCGACTTGGGCTACTAGACCACCAAATTTGAATGGATCAAATTCAAACTTATCGTTCATCCTAACCTCCGATTACTTTGCGACTTTTTTGCAGGACTTTTCCGTTTAGTCGCGACTTTTTTGCAAGGTTTAGGTATAGAAAAGACTATGCTTGCTTTATTAACATAGCCAAATTTGTCTAGCACCCAATCGATAATAAACATTTAATCCTCTTTTTTCTCTAAAGACTCTTTTAACATCTTCAAAAACGCTTCTTTACCTACTTGTAGCTGCCTTATTTAGATTCTAGTGCTGCGATGCGGACTGCTTGTGCTTCTACTTTAGCGTTTAGTTCTTGGATGCACTTCATAAGGGCATACTGTAGGTCTGTTTGGTAAATAGCTTTTAGGGGCACACCATCTTCAGGGGTTTCACCAAAACCTGATTTATCAACCAATTCAGGCGCAATTGTTTCAACATCTTGTGCAACGACACCAAGGTTTAAATCAGTGTCTGTTTGGTCTTTGTATAAAAATGTTTTAACAGGAATTGCACAAATTTTGTCAAGATAATTACCAGCTAATTGAATGTCTTTTTTGGTTCGTTCATCAGATAAATTAACATTGTTTGCTGAATAATTAGCTAAACCACCATTTGAACGAATTTCGGCACGAGTTGTTGTGCTATCATCACAACGAAAAAATTGATTTCCAGTTCCGTTAGGGCTTGAGCCACTGTAGTAAACATACTGACCAAATGTGTTAGCTGCTGTTGCTTGTGAATTGTAAAACCTAAAAGCAAAACCCGTTGATGCACTTGCTAATACATAAAGTCTTTCATTTGCTACTGTTGCAGTATCACCAATCAATACTTGCCCACCAGAGGTAATACGCATCGACTCAACACCACCTTCTGCAAAGGCAATAGTGTCGGCTGCTGGGAAGAATATACCTGTGTTGGTATCACCTGATGTTGTGATAGCAGGTGCGGATACTGTTCCAGCTTGAACTGTGGTAACACCTGTAGCAGATAAAGTTGTAAATGCACCTGTATTAGCTGTAGCAGCACCGATAGTAGCGTTGTTTATCGATCCACCAGAGATAACAGGGCTTGTAAAGGTATTGCCTGTAAATGCAACACCAGTAATCGTCCCACCTGTAATCTTAGGTGCAGTCATGGTATATGTGCCATCCCGAATACCATCTCCAGCATCTCGGATCTGCGCCATCATATCGCGCATAGTATCGTTTACTGCTGATGGGAGCATCCCCTCTGGCGCACCATCTGGAGGTGCTGCTGTGTTATTAGCAGGGGTTAAAGAATACTTTGTATATGCCATGATTTTCCTTAATTACTCTGTTATTCCAAATGCAGCACCATAACCAAGGTTTAGTGCTTTCCGTTGCAATTCTTTACTAATTGGTTCTATGTTTGTTGTAGATGCCTTAGACATCAATCTTGCTGCTAACTTAGGATCTAACATGGCATCAACAAGCAACTCTCTAATTTGGTCATCTGTACCATTGTAGAGCCAATTAAGAGGTGCTACCACCTTATTTGCTGCTGCCGGTATTTCTCCAAACATTTGTTTGCCGATGATTCCACCAATAACATTAGCTGTAGAAAGATTCTTAAATGTATCTGATCCTGGCACTCTGCCAGACTTGTTTAATACACCAGAATCTAAGTCTCTGCCAACTCGTTCTAGGATCTTTACTTGCATCTGAGACATATCTGTTTCTTTTGCTGCTGCTCGGATAGCCCTAACAAAATTAGGCTGAGAAATCATAAATTGCCCTATATTGATAGGATCAGGAATTGTAGAAAGAACTTTGCCTCTAAATCCTTGGGCTGCTTCTACTTTTTCTATGTTTCTGCTTCTTTGTTTATAAACATTTAAATAATCTTTATATCCTGGTGCGGCAGAGTCAATAACATCATCTACAGAAGAAATAACTTTATTTAATTCACTTCTTGCTGCTTTAAACGCACTAGCACTAGCACCACCTCGGTCTGCTCTATCTAACAATCCTTGCTCGGCTGCTCTTAGATCTTTGCGAATCTCGTATAGTTCAGCAGGAGTATTAGCTCTGCGAACCATGTTACGAGCATCTTCCATAGCAGATATAACTGTATCTCGTTTACCAGCAGGAGTTTTTAATATATTGTTAATTGTGTCATCAACTACTAAAGTAATAGCAGATTGAAATTGCTCTGGTGTTGTTGTAGATGCTGCAAAAGCAGATTCTCTCATTGGCGCAGTAGCAGCTTCTCTATTAGAAATAGCAACATTAATAGCATCTTTGTCTTTAGCAAGTCTGTCAATAATAGCCATTCTTGCTTTGTTAGCCTCGGATGCTTGTGCAGCAAACTTACCTGTAACATCCAATGCGCGAATAGGTGTTTCTGCTGAAATTAAGCCTACATCTCTACTTGCTTGTGCAGTAGTTGGTGTATAGCCAGGAACTTGTGGTTGGAACTCTTGCATACGAGTAATAGCAGTTTCTGGTTTGTTTGCTAACTGTCTTAATACATTGCCTGTAATTACTTCTCTGCCAGCCTGTGTAAATGGGCGAACAGTTTCTCTAACTGCTCTGCCTGCTGCTGGAATAGCCGTACTTGCTGCTCCAGGGGCTGCCATACCACCTAACATTGCCAATCCTAATTGACCGCCTGCACCAACATCTGCATATTCTCTACCAGCAGCCGATGCACCAGCACCACCTACCGCAGCAGACATTTGTAAAGGTAAGTTTTCTACAAAGAACTTTTCTGCTACAGATGGCTGTGCTATTGCTCTTTGACCGACAGCCAATCCTCTTTGAACTAGTGCAGCAGGAGCAGCAACGCCTGATATAGCAGAAGTAATATCTTGTATTACCTTCTCGCCTTTGGTCTCTGCCTCTGGAAGTCCTGATTGAGTTAATCCTCTTTGTAGAACTCGGCTAGGCATTTGCAACTGTGGAATCTCTGTTCCTGTTACCTTACCAACACCGCCTGTAATAAGATTAATAAGGGTATTAAGAGCATCACCAGCAATTAATGGGAGTCCTGCTGCACCTGTAGCACCAGCCCTAGCAGTTAAACCTAATTGTCTACTAAGGTCTTGTCCAAAAGTTGTAGATGCTTTTTGTTCTTTGGGTTTTTCTTCGCCACCAGATGCTCTGATCTTAGCTACTCTAGCTTTAAGCTCATTTGAATTAGGATCGACAGTATCAGGAATATTGTCAATCGTAATTCCATCCTCTGTAGTAATGGAATATGCCATATTAGTAATTAACCTTAATATTCTTACTTGGTAATTTTGCTGGTGCGCCTAATGCTCGATTTGCATCAATCCCATAAGCAGAACCCATTTGTTCAAACTCTCCACGCTTTTGGTTGTAAGCAGTAGTAGCTGTACCAAATAGTTGGTCTGATAATTGTTGGAAGTCTTTACGCTGATCTGCTGTTAGTTTAGTTCCATTTATACGCATTTGTGCGTAGTTTGTGGCTCTATCTAATGCACCAGATGCAGCCATTGCCATACCCAATTCAGACTCACGAACTACCGAGCCAGGATCAAGCAATTTCATAAATTTAGTTGCTGCTGCTAAATCACCTGCTGGACTTGCTTGTTTTAATGAGTCTGTAATCTGACCATAAGCAGATTGCATTTCGCTGTATGCTTTATATACAGGTTCTGCTGCAAATGTTTTCTTGAGGGTCATTTCATTTTCAAACCCTTTTTGTCCACCTGTCATATCAACAATAGTCTTAGGAGCAGACATTGTTTTAATCTTTTCGTATGCTGTTTTTTGCTCTGGTGTTAATTGCATAAAAGCCATAGCAGACCTAATATCAGCAGGTAATGTATCTTGTTTTGCAGTAAGTTCTGCATACTTGCCAGGATCTGTAGCTGCCAAGAATTGCAATGCTGCTGCATTAGCTTTTACTGGATCTATAGTGGTTGGTAGGTTTCCTCGTAATGCTGCAACAGTCTCAGGCACAGCCATATCGCCACCAAACTCAGGGCGAGAAAGCATCTCTAATTGTGAACCTTGTCCTGTTGCCATTGGAATAGCTTGTGGAACTTCTGCACCTTTTAGCATCTTTTGGTATTGCTCTTGGGCTTGTTGCTTTTTCTTGTACTCGCCCAACTGCATACCTGTAACCATCTGCTTTAGCGTTCTGTCAAACGATTGGTTATAGCCTTCCATGCCTGCACCTAATGCACCGGCTAATACTTGTCCTGTGCTGATAGGCTGTCTTGTCTGACCTGTCATACCTAGTGCAGAGATAGCAGCGTTTAATAGAGCTTGCTGTCCAGCGTTGGACTGTAATCGTTGTTGCTCGGCAGGGCTAATAAACTGAGAGTAGTCTGGTTGCTGACCGAATAAAGCTGATAGATCAATTGCCATAATTTATCCTAATAAAGAATTTGGATTTCTTGCTCTTTGTAGAGCTAGTAAATTGTATAAACCTGAGTAATCAACATTGCCCTGTGGCATCTGTGTTCTACCACCCATCTGCATTTGTGGCATTTGTTGTTGTGGTTGTTGTCTACCACCTAATAAGCCACTTGCTGCTCTTAATCCTTGTAGAGCTTGTCCAACACCTATTCCTTTAGATGCTAAACCTAAAGCATTAGATGTAAGACCTGTGCCTGCTAGTTCTGCTGTTGTGTATGCTTGCGATAAATTTTGTGCAATAGCTGCTTCGCTTAATCCTTGGGCTGCTAAATTAGCTGCATCTGCTGCAACAAAAGAATCTACACCTGATGCTGTAAGGTTTTGAGCAATAGTAGCCTCATTAAAACCACTAGCTGCTAAGTTAGAGGCATCTGCTGCAAGTGTATATGGTAAAGCCTGTGTTGCTGCTTGTTCTGCTGCACCAGATAATAATGTTGCGCCTACTGTATCTGCTAAAGCACCTTCTCCGGCTAATGTTGCTAAACCTGTTTCTGTTGCACCAGCAAATGCTGCCTCTGGTGCTGCTAATGCTGCTAATTCTGGAATAAGATAAGGTGCTGCTACGGCTGCTGCAATATGAGGCAATTTATATCCAACAGATTTATCTGCCTCTGCTAAAACATTACTTGCGCCTTGAGCAATATCTTCTAAACCACCACCAACAGCCTTAGCAGCAACATCTG